TGGCCCAACTGGAGCGCAAGGTTCTGCCGGTCCAACTGGTCCTACTGGTCCGACAGGATCACAAGGTATTCAAGGTGTAGTTGGCCCTACTGGTCCTACAGGTGCAGTTGGATCAACTGGTCCTACGGGCGCTCAAGGTCCACAAGGTATTCAAGGTCCTATCGGTGATGTTGGTGCAACTGGACCAACAGGTCCTCAGGGTAATGTTGGACCTACTGGACCTACTGGCGCTCAAGGCATTCAGGGTATTACTGGCCCAACTGGATCGGTAGGACCTACAGGACCACAAGGTGTCATTGGTAACACTGGACCCACCGGACCTACTGGACCACAGGGTATCCAAGGACAAATTGGTCCAACTGGCCCAACAGGAAGTACTGGAGCTACAGGTTTAACAGGACCTACCGGTCCTACGGGCGCTGATTCAACAGTTGCAGGACCAACTGGTCCGACAGGTTCTACAGGTCCAACAGGTTCTGCAAGTTCAGTAGCGGGACCAACAGGTCCAACAGGTCCTGCGGGTGGTGGCAGTAGTGGCGCAGGAAATTCTTATGCGTGGTTTTTGGTTTAAGAGGAATATATGTCAACCCTAGTTCTTGATTCAATATTAAAAACCATAAAGGTTTCAATGTCGGGTGCTGCGGCAACCACAAATCCTGACTTTACAGCTTCTTATGCCGATAACAATGGCACATTATTTACTGAAGCGGCAAATGATGGTGCTTTAAATGGAACATCTGATGTAACTGTGGTTGCAGCGCCAGCCGCAACTTATCGCAGAATTATCAAAAAGATTTTCATTGAGAACAGAGACACAGCGGCTGTCACCATTACTGTCAAATACGACAATAACGGAACTCAAAGAAACATTGTCAAAGTCACATTAAATGTGGGTGACACTTGGTCAACAGACGGAACTTTTGACACTTATGGTGCTTTAAAACAAACCCTTGGTACTGTTAACCTTGCTAATGTTACAGGCACTCTACCGATTGCTAATGGTGGTACTGGTGCAACTACTTTGGCTGGTGCAAGCATTGTGACTTACACAGGCACAGAGACTTTAACCAACAAAACTTTGACCAATCCAACAGTTACAAACTATGTTGAAACGCTTTATGCTGCTAATACAAGTACAGCAATTACTGTGTCTTTGGCTAACGGAACTGTTCAGCAATTAACTTTGACTGGTAATGCAACTATCACAATGCCAGCTCAAGGAGCGGGTAAGTCATTTATTATTATGTTGAAACAAGACGCAACAGGCTCTAGGTCTGTTACTTGGTCAACAGTTACATGGCCATCAGCAACTACCCCAACCATCACAGGAACGGCAAGTAAACAAGATATTTACTCGTTCTTTTCTGATGGCACAAACTGGTATGGAACGACAATTGGACAGGCGTATTGATATGCACTTTCCATACCTTTATAAATTGACTCAAAAATCAACTGGAAAATGGTATGTTGGCAGTCGTACTGCTAAAAAATGCCATCCAGATGAAGGTTATATTTGTTCATCACGCCATGTCAAACCAATATATTTACAAAATCCATTAGATTGGAATAGAGAAATATTAGTTATTGGGCCTGCTGAATACATCAGAGAACTTGAGACAAATTATCTAAAATCTTTAAATGCAAAGCATGATCCAATGTCTTTTAATTTGCATGATGGTGATGGAAAATTTACAACTGCTGGCAAAAAATTAACTTCTAAAGATGTAAGTTATTTGTTCACTCCTGAAAATCGTTTAAAACGATCTAAAGGAAGTAAAACAGCTTGGGCGGCAGGTTTGTATGCAAACCGAAAAAAATTGTTTGGCGATGCAAATCCATCAAAAAGACTTGATGTTAGAGAAAAAATATCAAAAGCCTTAACAGGTAAAGAAGGTGGCAGAATGACTGGCAAAGTACATTCACCTGAAACAAAAGCAAAAATGGCAGAATCTAGGCGTTTGTATTGGGCAACACGCAAGGAGAGTGTCTAATGTTTGCAGCATCTAAATCAGGCAGCGCTGTTGCCAAAGACCCCAAGTTCAACTATGTAACTATGTTGTTGCATGGTGATGGGACTAATGGCGCACAAAACAATACTTTTTTAGATTCGTCCACAAACAACTTTACCATCACACGCAACGGCAATACAACCCAAGGCACATTTACGCCTTATGGTAGTAATTGGTCAAATTATTTTGGTGGTTTAAGTGATTACTTGACAATGCCAGACAATGCTAATTATGTAATTAGCGGTGACTTTACTGTTGAGGCTTGGATTTTTCCAACATCATTTGCTGGAACAAACGGAAACATTGTGCTGGCGCAATGGCCCGGATCAACAGCTACTAATCAGTCATTTCAGTTTTTTGTAAATAGTACTGGAAAAGTTGGTCTTGTTTATGGTATTGGTTCCACAAATGCTTCGGTTAATGGAACAACGTTATCTTGCACACTTAACACTTGGAACCATATCGCAGTTACTAGGTCAGGTACAACTGTTCGTTATTTTGTGAATGGCTCATTGGATGCAACATCGTCAACAGTAAGTGGCGCATTTAACGATTCAACGGGTGTAATGAGTGTTGGGCGGATTAACGCAACAGACTCAGGATATTTCTCAGGTTACATCAGCAACTGCCGACTTGTAATTGGAACAGCTTTATACACTTCTGCGTTTACGCCAAGCACAGCACCACTTACGGCAATTTCTGGCACTCAAGTTCTTGTTTGTCAAAGCAGCAGATTTTTGGACACAAGTTCAAACAATGCAACGATTACTGTTGGCGGCTCACCAAGCGTCCAACGCTTCAGCCCATTTAGCCCTACAACTGCTTACGATTCAACATTTATTGGTGGTTCTAGTTATTTTGATGGTAATGGTGATTGGCTTTCAATTGGTTCTAGTGGTGGTGCTTCAATTGGAACAAGTGATTTCACTATTGAATTTTGGATATATCTTACAAATTCAAGTGTCACAAATATAGACTATCGACCAGCCAGCACAAATGGGCCATATATTACTATTGGTATTATTGCGAATTCAACTTTAGATTACACAGTGAATGGTTCAACGCAAATTTCGGGTGGTTCACTAATTGGTTTGAATACATGGGCGCACATGGCAATTAGTCGTGTTAGCGGAAACACAAGAATGTTTGTAAATGGTGTTCAAACTGGAAGCACATGGGCTGATAGTACAACTTATAACGCATCAAATGGCAATATTTGGTACAACGCTTTTATTGGTGCAAGGCCTGGTTCTGGGTATATTTCTGGATTTAGACTTGTTAAAACAGGACTTTATTCAACAACTTTTACACCGCCAACTTCACCTCCAACAGCTATAACAAATACGCAAGCATTACTTAATTTTATTAACGCTGGCATCTTAGACAACGCTGAGATGAACGATTTAGAAACTGTGGGTAATGCACAGATTTCTACAAGCGTTAAAAAATATGGTACTGGCTCGATGTACTTTGATGGTGCTGGAGACTATCTTGTTTCAGACCCTGCAACCACACAACTTTATTCTTATGGTGGTGATTTCACAATAGAACTGTGGTTGTACAGAAATGCAACAGGACAAACTATTTTGGTTGATTCAAGGCCAACTGGTGGCGGTGGCTCAAGTGCATATTATGTTTTGTATGTAAATACTTCAAATGTTGTAACTTGGAACTTAGCAGGGGCAACAAGAATTACTGGTTCAACAACTATTTCAAATAGCACTTGGTATCACATTGCAGTTTCTAGGTCGGGTAGCAGTACAAAATTATTTGTAAATGGCACTCAAGAAGGCAGTACATATACAGATAGCACAGCGTTAATTTGTGCAACAAGCAGACCTTATATTGGTATTGATGCCAATGACGGGACTTCTGCATTAAATGGCTACATAGATGATTTAAGAGTTACCAAAGGCTATGCCCGTTACACCGCCAACTTTACCGCACCAACTTCTGCGTTCCCTAATCAGTAAGGACTAACATGAACATTGCAAAACTCCACAACGGAAGCATTACAGTAGGCGACTACAAAGAGTTGTTTCCCAACACATCGTTTCCTGTGACTGGCCCTAATGATGACTTCTACACCGAGAATGGTTGCTTAAAGGTCAGCATATTTAAGGAACACGACAGAGCTACACAAATGCTTGTCGGTTGTGATCCTTACGAGGAAAATGGTGTGGTTTATACAGTCCGTGTTGAAGCAAAGCCTCACCAAGAAGAAACAATTACTATTGATTTAGGCAACGGCTCAGATAGCATTTAATTAAGGCATAGCATGGCAAAGAAATTAAAAATAGCAGTTTCGGCAATATCTAAAAATGAAGCTCAATTTGTACAAAAATTTTGTGATTCAGCTAAAGATGCGGATTTAATTTGCATAGCCGATACTGGATCAACTGACGATACAGTTAAATTGGCTTTGGAATGTGGAGCAAAAGTTTACGATATTTGTATAAGTCCTTGGCGTTTTGATTTGGCTCGTAATGCAGGTTTAGCTTTATTGCCTAGTGATATTGATATAGTAATTAGTTTAGACCTTGATGAAGTTTTAGAACCTGGTTGGCGTGAAGAAATTGAGCGTGTTTGGGAATTAGGAAAAACAACTCGTTTGAGATACAAATTTGACTGGGGTTGTGGAATAGCCTTTTATTACGAAAAGATTTTTTCTAGGCATGGCTATAGATTCCATCACCCTGTCCATGAATATCCTCGTCCTGATGGCAGAACCAATGAGATTTATGCCCATACGGATATGCTTTTGGTAAGCCACCATCCTGATCCAACCAAGTCTCGTGGTCAATATATGCC